TCCTTTCATAGCAAAAACAATTCGACGCCAAATCCAGGCAGCACCAGTACTAGTCTCCATAATCAGACGTTCCTTGAAGCCACGTACAAATGTATGACGTAAAGATCGGCCATGTTCCGTCAAAAACGGACGATTCGGGCGAGCGGAAGGACACCAAAGGAAACCATACTGATTGTCACCAGTAAGAACATAGGGATCGCCAAGAGGTTGAGCATCAGTGGCAGTGTCATTAACGGCCAGAGTCAGCGCATTGTCCTTCTTCTTGATCGAAGAAACGTTGAGGATGCGACGACGAGTCATTGTGCGACGAGGACGTCTTCGAAAAACTCGTTTGCGATAACGGTAAACGGGTCGACGGATCGTGCGCCTGCGTCGAAACGTCCTCCTCCTCTGGAACCTCCGTGGATAAGCCATTTAAAAATTCAAAACAAGGATGACAAAACCAAACAAGGTGGTGTGGGGACGTGGGAAGACCAAAGAGCTTGTCTTCCTCTCCAGTGCAAAACCAACAGGGTAGCTGTTCGGGCATGATGAAAAGTACAGCGGGACGAGATAAACGGGGGGAGGACACGGGTATTTATAGACGAGTGTGCCCCGTGTCCTGTCTGGAGGTATAACATTAAATCCTCCAGACAGGGCACCACGTGATGAGCTTCTACTTCAACGCCAAATATGGACTATTCACTTACGCCCAATGCGGAGACCTCGACCCTTTCGATGTTGTGTGCCTTTTCTCAGAATTGGGAGCTGAGTGCATCATCGGTAGAGAAGAGCACCAAGACGGCGGAACTCATCTCCACGCTTTTGCTGCTTGGGAGAAAAAGTTCAGATCACGCCGTACTGATATCTTTGATGTTGGAGGATTCCACCCAAATGTTGTCCCATCTCGTGGTACACCGGAGGGTGGTTACGACTATGCTACAAAGGATGGTGACATTGTCGGAGGGGGACTTGAGCGACCAAATGGAAGCAAAGTTCCTTGCACTAGCGATGCATGGGCTACGATCATCAACGCGGAGAGTCGAGATGAGTTTTGGAGACTTGTTTCGGAACTGGCTCCTAGAAGTCTTGCCTGCAATTTCAACTCTCTCCGAAACTACTCCGAATGGAAGTACAGAGAAGACCCAGCACCATACGAACACCCAGCCGATATCGGCTTTAACACGGGAAACTTTCCTGAGCTCGATGAATGGGTACAACACAACTTGGAGAGACATTCACGTGGAGGTGAGTGACGCCTGCGGCTGGCCATCCACAGTTTCGGCTTGGCCGGCAGGGACAGCCCCCACAGGGCACCCCATAGGGGACCCCACCCTGATGGGTCAATGCCCTTCCATAAATATTCACTAACCGGTATACAGAACGGTTACAATCCTTAGTGATCTTCGGTCCGAGTCGAAAAGGTAAAACACTATGGGCAAGATCATTGGGTCCACATGCATACTTCGGAGGGCTCTTCAGCCTCGACGAAAACTTATCGGACGCTAAGTATGCAGTGTTTGACGACATGCAAGGTGGCTTGGAGTTTTTTCACGCATACAAGTTCTGGTTGGGTAGCCAACACCAATTCTATGCAACGGACAAATACAAAGGAAAAAAACTCATTAAGTGGGGCCGTCCAAGCATATACTTGGCCAACAGTGACCCACGGGAAGACAGAGGAGCAGATTCAGATTGGCTAAACGCAAATTGTAAATTCGTGTATCTAGACGAGGACATCACAGTCCTCAACGCTCGTGCCAGTAATACGCACACTGAGCATTAACACTCATTGTATCTTCAACCAAACCAGCTACACACCGATACATATCGTAAATGTAAATGTCCCCAACACCAGAACGACCAGAAGTAGACCAAACATCAGTAGTCTTATCATCTCCATCCTCATCCTCATTATAAATGAGGTTCTTGTTGATTGGCTGCCATACGGCAGAAGTGAAGTAACGACCATTCTCGTTGCCAGAATTAAACTTGCGGGTACGATCGGAAAGAATGGTGACACGCTCGGAATCGGTTGAGGCATTAATGCGATCAGACCAATCGCGATTGACCACACCTCGGAAGAGCACGGACTCTAATGCATCTCGGGAAGGCTCAGCGTCGGGTCCAGAACCAAGAAGGTTCCACATGGCGCGTGCAACGCCATCAGAGTTGTTATGTTGATACAAAGTACCAACAGGAAAGACAGATCGAAATGCGGGTCCTTTCATAGCAAAAACAATTCGACGCCAAATCCAGGCAGCACCAGTACTAGTCTCCATAATCAGACGTTCCTTGAAGCCACGTACAAATGTATGACGTAAAGATCGGCCATGTTCCGTC